GATAAATCTGTAAATTATTCTAAAAAACAGTGGAGTGATTTAAAACCTGCACATAGGGCTTACTTGATTCGCTCTAATGCTCGTCCCTCTGTTAAAAATACTTTGTATAGAACTTTTTTAAAATTATATGAAGAGGGTATGGATGAAGATTCTTATCTTACTCATTCACAATTGTTGCAATATACAATGCGATCTTCTTTTTTGAAAATGGAAAATTTACTTTATCGTACTCTTTGTGGAGACAAAGAGAAAGCCCCCCGTTTTATCTCCGGTGCTGAAGCCCAATTTATTTGTTTAGTTGGGCCCTGGATGATGGCATGCCAGGATCGTTTCAAGAAGTGTTGGAACATGAAGCATTTTATCACTTTTGGTAGTGGTAAAACTAATGAAGAAATTGGTCATGAATGTGAAAATCACTTGGATAAAAGTGTGTTTGAAGATGATATAGGAGTCTTTGATAGTAGCGTTCGTGAAGATTTATTGAAATTAGAACATAAGTTCTTTGTTAGTTGGGGAGCCCCTCGTGCAGTTAATATGTTAATTAAGCAAAACATTAATACTAGGGGTCGTACAAAATGGGGTTATAGATATAAGGTGCCAGGGACTAGGAAGTCTGGTGATCCATATACGTCTTTAGGAAATTCTTTGTTGAATGGTTTGATGCATTATTTTATTTATAGATATCATACAAAATGCTCACCAATGCAGGCCATGCATGCTCTTAAAATGTTCGTTAATGGTGATGATAATCTTGGTTTTAGTGTGGCTAAGATTCCTTGGGTTCCTTATATGTTGTCGTTGGGGTTTACTAGTGAGGCCGTATATAGGCAATCTGTTTTTCAAGCAGAATTTTGTTCTAGTAGACTTTATCCAACTAGTAGTGGGTTGGTTTTAGGTCCAAAGCCTGGTAAGGTTTTGGCAAAATTTGGTTATTATGTACAACCACCTAAACATGTTCCCACAAAACAACTCCTTAGAGGTAGTGCTCTAGGGTTATATAAACAATGTTACTTTATCCCTCCAATTAAAATTTTTTTGGACAAGGTGCTAAAATATACTGCTGGTGAAAAAGCGTATTTTTTGAAGCAGGGAGAATGGCAGAATAGGACAAAGGGTTTTCATGAACCCGTAGTTGAGACTTATCATGTTCTTAAAGATATATATGGTTATGATCCTGAATATGATAAAATCTTAAATGATTGTTTACCTGTCAATCCATCACATATTGAATACCCTTTTTTTGGAAACAATGATGGATCGTGATACTTCAGGCCCACAAATTTGGTGTGGTGCTTAGTATTTAAAAATTAGTGTCAATAATTTTAGGTATCTTTAGTGATATAAACGAGGCTAGTTAAATCTTGTCTTCACCTCCTATCCGTCTTAGGTCGAGTTTTTTACTCCCATATTAGCGAGAAGGTTCTATTGAGAGCATCAGTGTGATCACATCTGTGGTAGGTTGTGTTCATGACGTTTTAATTCATTGTACGTATATTAACTCGTGTGGCGCGTGAAGCCACCTTTTCAATTTCTAAATAGTTGAAATGCTTTTTTAATTAATAAATTACCTAAGGCTGTCCGAGAGCTATAGTAGCAGTTATTTTCATGTATCACAGAATTGAATTTTTCCTTGGTGATTCTTGGGGAACTTTGAGGTTTGGGGAAACTTAAACTCTGTGTTGTGTTAGACATACTGTAGTGGATCGGTGCTTACTAATAATCTGTTTTGAATGGACAGAAAACGGTTCTGGTAGTTTATTTGAAATTGAAAATTTATATTTAAATCTCTGTTTGTCTTCCTTGTAAGATGGGTAATCCCCAGCAATCCTATATACTAACTTTAGTGCAGGCTCTGTTGGCAATTGGTAAAAATAGTAACTATTGACAAATAGAAATGTTCTTTTTTCAGAAATGACTAATAATAAAAATAAAAATCAATCAAGGCCTAATAAGCCAAATCAATCAAATCGTTCTAACCCTGCTCAACGCCAAAGTCGCAAACGGCGTAGGGAAAGAAACCCTGGTCCTGCTAAAAAAGGCCGGGGTCGTAACCGAAATCGTAAT